ACTACTGCTTTAGAAAGATTAGAAAGAAATGACAGAGAAGATCAGTTTAGTGGTTCTCCTTTACAAATAAGGGGAGACGTTACAGTTCAAGCTGCTTTTTCTGAAAACTATCTTCCAACAAATAATAATAACGGATAATTATTAATGATAAATAAAAAACAAAAACAAATATTAAAAAAACATTCTTCCCATCATACAAAAAAACACATGAACCAAATGGTTAAAGATATGATGTCAGGAGTTAGTTTTACTAAAGCACATAAAAAAGCATTAAAAAAAGTAGGAGTATAGATGCAAGTACCTTTTGGAGAATGGCTTCCTGATTTTCCTCCTCATTTAAATCCAGGATCTAATACTGCCACAAACGTTTATTACGCTGCAAATTCTTATAAACCTTTTCCATCATTAGTAACCTATTCATCAAATAATTTAGGTGCTGATTCTAAAGGAGCTGGTTCTTTTAGATCAACAGCAAATGTAAGTTTTAACTTTGCTGCAACACAAACAGATATTTTTCAATTAACTGCTGGTGAGTTTACTTCAAGAAAAGCAAGTTTAACTGGTACTGCTACAGATTTTTTTACCTTTACTCAATTTGGAGATTATTTAATTGTAAGTAATGGTGTTGATACACCTCAATATTATTTAATGGGTACGTCAACTAATTTTGCTAACTTGTCTGCTATTAAAACTTCAGGTACTGTGCCAACATTTAGAACCTCAGGAGTTATTAGAGATTTTTTAGTAACTGGTAATCAACCATCAAATAGAAATAGAGTTCAATGGTGTGGAATTAACGATATAACAACTTGGGAATTTGGAAGTAAACAAGCAGACTATCAAGACTTACCAGGTTCAGGTGGACAAATTGTAGCTATAACTTCAGGTGAGTATGGTTATGTATTTAGACAAAACGAAATAGTTAGAATGGATTATGTAGGTGGTTCAACAGTATTTAGATTTTCTGTAATTTCACCTAATAGAGGTGCAGTTTATGGAAAAACAGTTTGCCAAGATAACAGGAGAGCTTTCTTTTATTCTGATGATGGTTTTTTTGAAGTAAGTGGCGATCAAGTAAAACCTATTGGTGCAGAAAAAGTAAATAGATTTTTTGATATAGATTTAAATAAAGCATTTACAGATAGAATTGTAGCTGCTGTTGACCCATTTAATCAATTAGCAATATGGCTATATCCTGGTGCTTCTAATACAGGTAACACCACAGGTATTTGTGATAAAGCTATTATTTACAATTATGTAACTCAAAAATGGTCATTAGCTTTTGTTAATGCTTCTACTATTTTTACTCAATTCGTTGGTGCTTATACTGTGGAACAAATGGATTTAATTTCAGAAAACTTAGAAAACATTAATATTTCTTTAGATACTCCTTTTTGGAGTGGTGGACAATTATATTTAGGTGCTATAAATTCAGATTATAAAGCAGCTATATTTTCAGGTGATCCAGGAGAAGTAGAATTACAAACTACAGAATTAGAGTTGTTTCCAGGTTTAAGAAGTGATATTACAGAAGTGAGACCGATTGTTGACGCACAAGCTTCTGTTGCAATTACAACAAGAGAAAGATTAGCAGATAATCCTGTAACATCTTCTTACAGTTCTATGGTTACAAGTGGTAATGTTCCAGTAAGAAGTTCAGGAAGATATATTAGAGCTAATGTTAAAATTGATGCTGGTACAGTTTGGGATCATGCACAAGGTGTAGATTTTACTGCATCAAGAGCAGGTGGAAGATGACCGATAAAACTGATACAGATAACGTAAGATATAGTTTAGATACGCAAGAATTTTTTCAAAGACAAGTAGAAGAAGCTGTTAATGTATTGGTTAATGAAAAAAATGTAGAAAACAACAAAGCATTTGCTTGGTTTATAGGAGATTAAATGGCAACAAATATAAAAGATTATTCAACAACACAATCTAGCAACACTTCATTAAATACTATTTCTGTTGCTGAAGGTATGCTTCCTTCAAATTTAAATAATGCCATTAGAGCATTAATGAAAAATACTAGAGACTGGTTTAATGATGCACAATGGATTGAGTATGGAGATGGTAGTGGTGCTTATACTTCTGCTTATGTATCAGGAACAGCTTTTACAATTAATGGTGCAAACGTAACTTCAGTTTATCATGCAGGTCGTAGAATTAAAGTTATAGCTTCTACTCCTGGAACAATTTATGGAACAATAAGTTCTTCTTCTTTTTCTACAAACACAACAGTTAATGTAACTTGGGATAGCGGTTCATTATCTAGTGAAGCTATTACAAATATTTTTATAGGTATTTTATCTAAAACAAACAACTCTTTACCAACTGAATTAATTTCAAATGCACAAGTTGCAACTAACGCAAATATTGACGCTACTAAATTAGGAACAGGTGTAATTACTAATACAGAATTTAATTATTTAAATGGAGTTTCATCTGCAATACAAACACAATTTGATGCTAAACAAGCTACTATAACTGGTGGTGCTTCTACAATTGCTACTGACAACTTAACTGTAAACAGAGCTTTATCTTCTAATGGATCAGGTAAAGTAGTTGCTACAGATATTACTGCAACTGAACTTGGTTATTTAGATACAGTATCTTCAAACATTCAAACTCAAATAAATAATAAACAACCTTTAGATGCTGACTTAACTGCTATTGCTGCTTTATCTCCTACAGATAATAATGTTATAGTTGGTAATGGATCAGCTTGGGTAGCAGAATCAGGTTCTACTGCAAGAACATCTTTAGGATTAGGAACTATTTCAACTCAAGCATCTTCTAACGTTAGTATATCAGGTGGTACAGTTACAGGATTAGGTGAACCATCCGCAAACTCAGACGCATCAACTAAAAGTTATGTTGACCAAGCTGTTGCTGGACTTAGAACAAGAATTATTGCAGAAGCTGCAACTACAGGAAATATTAATTTATCAAATGCTTTAGAAGCTGGTGATGCTATTGATGGCGTTACACTTGTTGCTGGTGATAGAGTTTTAGTTAAAGATCAAACAGATGCCACAGCTAATGGATTATATCTTGCGGTAGCAGGTGGTGCTGGTGCTGCATCAAGAGATCCTGAATATAATACTATTGCAGAATTATCAGGACAAATGATTGTTGTTAATCAAGGATCGGTAAATGATAATAAAATATTTTTATGCACAACAGATAGTGATGGATCACTAGGATCAACAAATATTACTTACACTATTATAACACCAAACAATTCAGGAACAGTAACTTCTATAACTGCTGGTACAAATTTATCAGGAGGTACAATTACTTCTTCAGGAACAATTAATTTAGCAGACGCTTCTACATCTGTAAAAGGAGCTGCATCATTTAGTTCAGCTAACTTTGCTGCTAGTTCAGGTGTAATAACAATTAAAGATTTAGGAGTTGCAGCAGCAGAAATTCAAGCTGATGCAGTAATTACTACTAAAATTTTAAACTCAAATGTTACAACTGCAAAAATAGCAGATTTAAATGTTACTGAAGGAAAAATTGCTGCTAATGCAATAACTTTAGCTAAGATGGCTGGTGGTACTGATGGTAATTTAATTACCTATGATACTAGTGGTGATCCTGCTTTTGTAGCAACAGGAAGTTCAGGACAAGTTTTAACTTCAGCTGGAGCTGGAGCAGTTCCTACATTTTCTGATTTAGCACCTGGTGGTGAAGCATGGGTAGCTGTTAAAACAGCTAGTTTTAATGCAGCATCTGGTGGTGGATATTTTTGTAATACAACAAGCACAGCATTTACTGCAACATTACCAGGATCTCCTAGTCTTGGAGATTTTATTACGTTTATAGATTACGCAGGTACATTTGATAGTAACGCTTTGACTATTGCAAGAAATAGTAAAAATATTCAAGGAGCAGCAGCAGACCTTACTGTTTCAATAGAAAGATCTGGCTTAACTTTAGTTTATACTGATGCTACACAAGGTTGGCTAGTAAAGTATAAATAATGACTACATATAAAAGTATAAAAGGTTTTACAGTTCAAAACCTTGCTTCAGATCCTACGACTGCAAGTTCAGTTGGACAAATATATTATAACTCTACAGGTAATGTTTTTAAATATGGAGTACCTGGAGTTGGAGCATGGTCGTCAGGTAATAATTTAAATACAGCAAGAATGGCAGCTGCAGGATTAGGTATTCAAACAGCAGCTTTACTTGTTGCTGGAGAAACAGGTTCAATTCTAGGTATTGTTGAACAATATAATGGTTCTTCTTGGACTGAAGTAGCTGCTATAAACACAGCTAGAAAAGCAAATGCTGGATCAGGCACTACAACAGCTGGTTTAACTTTTGGTGGAGCTATTGGTCC